TTGCGTAAAATCTAAATAACGATTGAATACTGTTATTAGTACTACCTTGTGTACAGCCAACTGTGATACACTAGGTCTTTTGGGTAGAATTGGATTGGCTTCATACAAATTTCCATTTTGTCTCAGCCCATTATAAGTAGTGTACACATCTAGAGCATTGATAGCATACCAATACATCTTAGCCTTACGAATATCATCATAATGTTTGAGCCGAAGCGGAGTGTTGTACACCCCCGATGACTTCGCAAATACCAGTTCTGGTTTTTCTGGAATAGGCATTGCCGAGACGCTAAGTGAGATTGTACACAATACACCTATAATAAACGTCTTCATCGTGTCTCCTCTTAAAAAAATCCTCTGGGCGGTTTTTGGCCAGAGTTTATTTTTCTCGCTATTTTTGATATAAACATCGTTTAGTCTAATCGCACCATGATTCTTTCTTATCGCCAAAGTATTCACGCGCATATCCATTCTCTAGTAATGCGTATCGTAAACTGACCCCATCAACGATAACGTCACCCAATACTCGACCACCGTACTTGTCCCACGACATAATACTCACTTGTATCACAGTACCAGACGCAATGAAGAGTTTGGTGAAGGATGATGCTTCATCACCCAATGCTTTCTCTGCATCGCAACTACCACGCCAAGATTTCTCTGGAGTGTCTACACCGAAAACACGGATACTTAGTTCTTGTTTCAGTGGTTCCGGTAGAAAGTTTGCTTCAAATGCAACCGTGTCACCGTCAATGATGCGGGTGATTGGGAAATCGTAGATTACTTGTGGTTTCTCTGCGGCAAATCCAGCGCTAGCAAATATTGAAGCGGTGGCTATTAAAATAGTCATTGTTATCAATTTAATTCGTTCTTGCTTTGTCATATTCTTTTCCATTTATTATTTATGTTTTTACCAGAAATCGTACTGGATGTATGTTTCAACTGCGTGATTCCAATTGATATCACGTTCTGATTCTATTTTTGTTTTAAGAGTTAATCCACTGATGCCGCCCATGTTTTTAAACTTGACACCAAATTCAGTTACTTCTTCACCGTCATTTTGTTTACCAATCTCCGCATACCACTTGTCTAGTGACCAACCTAATCTGATATTATTAGAGGTATCACTGAGGTCAATGTTGTCGAACTGACTAAACTTTATTTTGTTTTCCCACTTGACGTATGGATGGCCATCTGCTGTTGCAACTGTAGCCATGACCATTGTTATTAGAATTGCTATCAGTATATTGTTCATTGAATATTCTTTCGGTTAGTTAGTTGGTACGCCTATTTATGCGTTTAAATAGCCGATGTTAGTCTTTTATGGTATTTTCTTGCTTTCTTTATAGCCCGTTCCAATTTAAACTTAGATACTCGGCCAGTAAAATTCTGTCCTATCATGTGGTCGTACTCGTGCAGGGCGACTCTGGCCCACATCCCATTAAACTCCTCCAAGACAATTTCACCGGACTCGTTCTTATAACTCATGCTACATTTAGTGGGTCTGGTTACCATCAGTTGAATGCCAGGCGCAGACAAACACCCCTCCATCATGGTCTCTTGTTCTTCACTATACGACACCAACTCTGGGTTAAATAAAACTCTCTTCGAGCCGTATGAATTACCCATAGTAAACACTTTGGCATTACGGCCCACTTGGTTGGCGGACAATCCTACCCCACCCAAATCATTCTGTTTATTCCAAATAGATTCTGCAAATTCGTGAGCATCTTCATTTTCAAAATCAAACTCGTTAGGTGGCACTTTCAACATTGGATGGTTCAATGGTAATAAATTCAAATCTTCGCTCATGACATCACACTATAATCCCTAATTTTTTCAAATTTAATTTGACTTCTAAATTTATCGAACAACTGGTCACCCTTGTGTGAAATCACAAACACATTGGTTTCCTCTCCTATGGTACTTAACAGGTTCATAACATAATCAACCCCATTGTTATCCAAGGAACTGTCAAATACTTCATCGAGTAATAACAGGTTAGTACTAGCACTATTTTTCATCTTAGCAATAGTTCGCCATGTGAATAGTAATGCCAAGTCTATCCGTTGTTTCTCACCCTCACTGAAACTAGAGTAAGAAAAGTTATCTCTGTGTCTGGATTTGATAGTCTCGTTGAACTTCTCATCCAACTCAAAGTGAACAAAGAAATCCATGGCGGCCAAATACTTATTGACCAACTGGTTGATTACTGGCAGATATTGCCGGATGACTCTGGTCTTTATCCCAGTGTCCTTTAGAAGACTAGCAGCAGCGGTATTGTAATGTTGTTCTTCACTCTTCTCCGTTCGCATTCTATTATGAACAGTTAAGTCTTTTGCCATGTCTCTAAGTTTTTCAGTCTCGACATCTATGTCAGCTGCATTAGTTTCTGCATCATTGAGTTCTAATATCAGTCGGTTCTTGAATCGTTCCTGTGATATCATTTCATTCTGAGTGTCTTGTATGGTGGTAACAATCTGTTGATACTGTTCTATATCATCATGCACCAAATTACACTGAACGTCCATCTCACTCAGTCCAGCGGTCAACTCATCTATTCGCTGAGTCTTCTCTCTGGTCTTCTCTTCCTTGAAGTCATGTGTCAACCCCTGTTTACAGGTTGGACATTCATCCGTATCGTGATAGAACCCTAGTTCTTTGGTGGTTCTATTGAGGCTCGTTCTGAGTTTGTCCTTGAGACTGTCAAGTTTTCGGAGGCGCGTTGTTGGGTCATTCTTACTCTCCTTCTGTTGCGTTGCAATTGCGAGTTTTTCATTGAGTTGAACAGACGCCTCGATGAGTTCATTAATAGTTTCCTTTATTTTATCGACTTTGATTTTTTTATCTTTTTCTAACTGTTCTATATATTGTTTTTGAACTGTCGCCTTTTGTTTGGATACCTCCACGGTGGTTTCAATGTCCCGCACCTCTTCCCTGAGTACGGCAATGTTATCTTTCAACACCTGATTCATTGTCGTGAATATTTGAATGTCAAGAATATCTTCAATAATTTCTCGGCGAGATGCTGAAGGCAGTTGCATAAAGGGAGTAAAAGAAGCACTTCCCAATATAACTATCTGTGTGAATGATTTAAAATTCATTTTTAGAATACTATCTTCAAGATACTTTTGCGTGTCTCTCACGGCAGCGTCTTGGTCTAGCATCGTGCCATCACAGTACAATTCAAATGCACTTGGTTTGATACTACGAACAACTTTGTATTCTTTGACACCAATTCGGAACTCTATCTCACAAACCAAAGCCTTGTTGTTGATAGAATTTACCAGTTGGGGTTTACTTATTTTACGGAAGGGTTTGTTGAACAATGCAAAACACACTGCGTCAAGTATAGTAGACTTTCCGCTTCCATTATCACCAACTATCAATGTACTGGGACTTCTATTAAAATGTACTTCGGTAAAACTATTTCCTGTAGATAGAAAGTTCTTCCATCTAATCTTCTCAAATGTTATCATACAATTTCAACATGTTGTGCTTCCACATACAAAGATTGCAACAGTGATTTAAGTCTTTCCTTACTCAATTCGGTGACGGTATTGTCAACGTAGTCATTCAGTAGGGTAATCGTGTCATCAAGTTTCAAATCCATCTCACCTACGGCATTATCTTCAAACTCTGAGAAGTCTTCAATAATTTTTAGTTCAGTGAGATTACATGTATATAAAGAATCTATTAGTTTGTCAAACTTCGTGAAGTTTTCTTTTTTTACTACTACAACCTTGACACAAGAGCCAACAGTTTTTGTCACATCGAACTCAACATCCTCATCAACATCATTATAGAATATTTTGTGGAACATTCTATAAGGATTTTGCATAAACTCTATTTCATTCGTTTCCGTATCGTATATGTTAAACCCTCTAGCATCATTGTAATCTGACCATGTAATTTCGTAAGGATTTCCAAGGTAAGTAACATTGTCCCTGCTACTGCGATGATGATAATGGCCAGAACAAACCAAATCAAAGCGCTTAAAGGAAGTATGATCCATTCCATGCTCATTTGGCATACCTTTGTACATTTGGAAACCGGAAAACTCAAAGTGTCCAAAACATACTTCCGCGTCAGTTCGTTCGACCATCTCCATAGTAGTGTTATAGTTATCACTACAAATCCAAGGAACAAAAAGGATTTTTCTTTTATCAAACACCAATTCTGTGATTTCTGGATAAACTGTAACATTCTCATACTCTTTAAGCAAAAGTTCTGGCGCATTCACTTGGTTAGTATTTTTAAAATAAGTATCGTGATTGCCAGGAATCATATGGATATCTATATTTAGGTTCCTTGCATGGTCAAAGAAATACTCCTTACAACTCTTCAGAGTATTGTAGTTCATATATTTTCTACGGTCAAACACATCACCAAGATGCATGATGGTTTTGATGCCCCTCTCTTCTAGCGTAGGGTAGAAGAATTCATCGTAGAATTTTTTGAAGTATGCATCAAACGGAAGACTATCAGACCTCGCACCAAAGTGTGTATCATTTACTAAAGCTATTTTCAAGGTGTCACTCCATGCATTTTGCGGTCAAACTGTTGGTAGTACTCTTCGATGGACAAAAGTACCTCGTTGTAATTCTTTCTATATTCTTCTAGTTTCTTATCAAGAAAATCATCATCTCTTAGTTGCATTACCTTAGACTTCAAATCATCAAAGTCTTCTATCCTTTGCCAGTCATCTATATTGTATGTGTTGTTTTTATCATACTGTCTCCACACAAAGGGTATCATTCCTATTGCAAGAGCCTCAATATATCTAGACGTAGTAGCGCACTCATCTTTCCAGTTAAAACACAACGTAAATCGGTTGGGTTCTAGAAGAGGGTACAGTAGATTCCAATCCTTTATCCAAGATGACTGTCGTTTGATACCAGAAGGAAATCCACCAATCAAAGTACTTGTCAAGTCTGGGTCGCGGTAAATCTTTCTGATGATTTTATCGCGGTCACACCCTGACTTCATCCTACCCCAGTAACCAAAATCGGTTTTCTTTGGTTCGGTGTATAGTGGATTGCCAAACTTGTTCCGTATAAAGTGATACTTCATCCCATGAATATTTCCAGAGAAATCAATCTCATCAATCTCCGTGTAGGATTTTATAGGAATGTTCTGTAGTGTATCTTCCCTGTATAGTTTTTCGGTGTCGCCCCTATCACTTCTCATAACAACAACGTGTTTGCCTTTGAAGTGTGGGATGATGGTATCCATATGCGACTGCGACTTCTCCAAGTCCTTGGGGTTCATCTGCAACTCACCATGATACCGGAACTCACTGTCACTTGGTATAACGATGACATCAGCCCACTCTATCGACTCAGGCGTTCTCTTTGGTCTAGTACCATCAAACGATATGTTGTATGTCCGGTATTCGTTCTGTGGATTGTTTCTCATCCACTTAACATAATTCTCCAAGAAACTATCGAGTACCGTTGCTAATGGGCCCTCGTACTTTACATTAGACCTTAGTCTTGCACATGTTATTTTCATTAACAACTACCCTCTTTCTTAGACTTGTAGTTGAGAAAGAATGTTCTCTATTGGTGTAGTGAATTTCTATGTCTAATTCCCTACCCGTATATTCTTTCCACTCATATTCCTGTCCCAGAAACCTTATGTCTGGATTCCTAGCAAGCAACAAATCAACCAACGACTCCTCAGTTTCATATGGAATTATCTCATTGACGTATCGAACTGCCTGTAGTTGTTCATATCTCTCATAGACAGACTGAACAGGGGGGTTCTTCTCATCGGGTCTATCAATAGTTGGGTCTGTCTGCAATGCACATATCAAATAATCACAATTATCTTTTGCTTCTCTTAACATACATATATGGCCTGCATGTAGTAAGTCAAAACAACTTGCGACAAACCCCACCTTTATCGATTCATTAATCATGTTTGTCTGCCAACCATTCCATCCGAGAAAACTCTCCGTACCCACCAACCAACTCACCATCC